TCGCGTCCTGCAGAAAGCCCATCAGCCGACCTGTGGCCTCTTGCAACCGAGGAGCGCCAGGATCTGGCCGAGGGACTGGCCGGGGATCTGGGCGATGCCCTGGGCGTCGAAGCTGGCGTAGCCGTCCACGGCGCCGCGCTGGCGAAACAGCTGGGCCGCATACATGATGACAGCGAGCTTGGAGTCGTGGGACGGCGCGATGTTCGGATGGTCCTCGTAGCCGGCGCGGTAGCGGTACTGCCAGCACCTGTCGTTGGCGGCCTGGGTGCATTCGTCGAGGAAGGTCTGGTCGTCGCCGGTGGCGTCGTACCCAAGCCAGATCTCGACATCGGCTGAGGCGGCCCACAGGACCTGGAGGTGAAGCTGGCCCCAGGCCTCCTGGGAGGCGACTGTGGCGTTGCCGGTTTGGTACTGGATTGTCTTGGCGGTGGCGTTCACGGCGGTGACGACGGCGTTGTTCTGGTTCCAGGACACGGTCGTGAGGCCGCCGACATCGACCTTGGAGCCAATGAGGATGCCGTTGACATCGGAGAGGGTGAGAGTCCACAGGCCACTCGTTGCCGTGATGTTGCCGATAGTCCTGTCAAGGGCAATCGGGAATGTTGGCGCGGTCATCTCTCACCCCCTCCTAGTCGTTGTTCGCGTCGATCAGGCGATCTTGACGAACTTCGCCGCGTCGATCATGAGGGTTCCCATGTAGCCGTAGAACGCGATGGTCCGGGACAGCTGGTTGGGGACATCGACGGTGAGGGCGCCGCGGAGGTCCTCGTAGATCTCGAACCCGTCAGCGTTGCCCACGGCGAGGAAGTCGCTGTTGTAGGGCGTGACGACCACGGTGAGGCCGAAGGCGTTGCCGTCGAGGGAGCCGGGGCGGAGGTTGCCGTAGGCGTTCATCGGTCCGATCTGGGGGAACAGCGGACGGTCCGCTGTGTCCGAGAGCTTTCCAAGGGCGGCCCAGTACGAAGGACTGCAGAAGAGATGGGTCGGGAGGTGTGAGCTGTTCGCCAGGATGGTGGCGGAGCAGTCGTACACGAAGTCGGCCCACGCGGCCGGGTCGGTCACATCGAACGCGGCCTGGGTGGCGCTGATGCCGGACTCGAGGTTGGCCTCGACGACCGTCTCCGTGGCCTTGGCGTAGACGCGCGTCATGTCGTCCAGGAGGACGCCGATGATCTCGGGCGAAGTTGTGTCGATGGAGAACTGGCTGACCTCGACATAGCCGCCGTACTGGACCTTGGTCACCTGGTTGTCGGTGACCACGAAGGTGCCGGACTGGATGTTGTTGTTGTTCTCCGTGACGGCGGCGACCGAGGTGTGGGTCGTCACTTCGGGGCGGATGAACACCTTGCCGGCGCGCGGTGCCTGTCGGGCGCCGATGGCGTCGATGACATTTCTCCGGCCGATGAGTCCGTTGTAGACGGGCTGGACGATGGGCTCCGGAAGGAGGCCCGGGAGGTCAGAGGTGACCACATCCGGCGCCCCAGCGCGGAGACGGGCGTTGAACTCGGCGAACTCGGTGCCGCCCTGGAGCATCTTGGAGATGTACTCGGAGGCGGACGGGAGCTTGAACTCGCGTCGTGCCTGGGCGTACATCGGGGTGGGGATGGTCTCGGCCGCGGCCTCGACGGGGTTGTTGTTGTCCACTTGGGTTTCCTCCTCGGGAACTTCGGGGTGGGTGGGGGCTTCGTCGTCCTCGGGGGAGGATGCGGCGATCTGGGTGATGCGAGCGTCGGCGAACGCCGGCATCGCGACAAGGCTGACCTCGTGCATGAGGCCCTCGGACACGATCATCGTGCCGTCCTTGTTGAACTTGTACTTGGTCGGCGTGAAGCCGGCGGAGACGGAGTCGTAGGCGCCGGCCTTGACCAGCTCGATGGCGTCGTCGGCGGCGCGCGTCTTGGCGAACTTGGCTGTGAACAGGAGACCCATCTCGGAGTCGGCGAGCTCGGTGACGGTGCCGCGGAGCTGGTTCAGGTCGTGGCCCTCGAGGAGCTTGGGCTTGGTCTCGAGGTCGAAGGCGCCGCGGCGTACGATGACCTTTTCGCCCCCGGACAGGGTGGCCTGGACATCCCAGGGGATTGCCACCCCGGTGATCGTCCTGGGTGACTCGTCCTCGCCGGCGGCGGCGTCGAGCGTCACGGGGATGGCGGTGAAGGTGAGCTTCATGACGGTGAGTCCTCCATGTCGGGGACATCGGGCTCGACCATCGGCCCGTTGTCGGATACAAGCCCGAGGGCTTCTTCGTAGTCGAACTCCACGAAACGGCCCCTGGGGAGGATGTCGTTCATGGACAACCGGGCGCTGATCGCCCTGGCGTACTGTGACGCGCCGAAGATCCACAGGTCTTGGCGCGCCTGTTGCGCGTTCTGGTAGGTCATCGACGACCCGGGCGTCGGGGCGTTGACCAGGTACGCCGGCACGGAGCACAGCCTCGCGAGCTCGAGCGCCTGGTACTGGCGCTGTGCCGCGTTGACCTCGCCCGGGTCCTTCTTGTACTCGACGAACTCGACATAGTCGTTGAGGGCGCCGACCGTGGAGCCGTCCTTGCGGAGCTCGGCCCACGCTTCGGCGAGGTCGGTGAGCTCGTCGCCCGACATCGTTTCGCCGCCGCGCTGTTGGAGGTAGCCGGGGACCTGTTCCTGGGTGGCCATGCGGTCCGCGAACTGGTCAAGGTGCAGGGCGATGGAGACGGCGCGGTTGCCGGTCCACACCAGGCCGACAGACGGCGACAGGAAGGTCACCACATTGGCCGGGTCAAGCTGGACGCCGTTGAACTCAATCTCGGTCGGCATCGCGAAATACTGTGGACCGTTCTGGTTGGGTGTGGCGATGTTCGCCGCCGGCAACCATTGGAAGGTCGCCGGTCGGTTGTCGTCGGCGCGCCGGCTGGACACCCACAGGAAGGCGCGGCCGTAGAACCACAGGTCCCGGAACAGGTTGGAGAGGACGAACTGTTGTGGGACGGTCGGGTCGAGCTGGTCCATCCAGGGTTCGTTCGGGAGGTAGATCTCCTCGTAGCGTTCGCCGGTCCATTGGCGCGTGTAGTGCTTGAGCTCGAGCTCGCCGATGAGGGAGCTCATGAGGTCGGAGGACCGCGACACGGTCGGGAGGGTGAGGGCGAGCGTCTCGAAGGAGCCCACGGTATAGGTGTAGTAATCCCCGATCATGGAGACTCCACCGGCGGCGGCCTTGAGCCCGACCTCGACGGACGCGATGCGCGGCTTCGTTTCTTTCCGTCCGAACAGACCCATTGCTCGGATGCTCTCAATGTTTACGAAATGATGCAAGCACCTAACGCGATGTTCCGAGCGCGGCCTTCCCGACCGCCCGGGGACGCGACGCGAGACCGGCGGCGAAGATGGTGAGACGGGCCAGCTCGATCGGGCCGGGCGACCGCTTCGAGCTGAGCGCGACGGCGTGTTGTTGCCTGATGGCGACGGCCCGGTTCATGTGCTCGGCGAGCGCCTCCTCGCCGGCGTGACAGATGCGGCGCTCCATGATGAGGTTCTTGGCAAGGCCGGTCCACTTGAGGAGCTCGCCGTATCCCACAATCGTTTTCCGTTTCTCCAGGTGTGGGGGGACATGGGCCTCGAGCGTCGGGGTGATGGCGAGCTTCACCTGGGCGTTCTCCATCCGGCCCAGGATCTGGGCCTGGCACTCGGCGAGGGTTGCGACCTGGAACGCTGGGCGGACATGGACGCGGCCGAGGTGGTCGACGCCGGCCTCGATGCCGAGGTATCGGGAGTCGTCGAGGGAGCTGTCGACGGCGAGGATGATCTGGCCGGTGTCGGGGAACGGCTGGTCGGTCCGGCAGGCCTCCCATTCGCCGGGTTGGAGCCAGGCGGCGTCGGCGTCGACGAACAGGTTGAGGCCGCCGCGGAGGAAGCTGATTCTGTCGGGGTGGTCGGCGTCGGTGAGGAGGTCCTCAAGCTGGACCAGCGTCCCCATCGAGGGGTTGGCCTGGACCCAATGGGTGGTGTCCATTGGGTCGGCGCCGGGCGGCATGGACCATTCGGCGAAGTAGAACTTGCCGGCGCGTCCTTCGTCGATCAGCTTGAGGCCTTGCTCCCGGTAGCGGAGCTGGGCGGTGGATGCCTGGGTGCCGGCGGTCGAGGTCATGAGCATGAGGGGCGCTCCGCCGGCGGTCGTCTTGTTTCGGGCCTTCATGGTTTGCCGCCACCCGGACGCGAGAACCTCATCGGTCATGTTCCAGATCTCGTCGGCCCATACGAAGTCACAGCTCAGGCCGTGAGGCGCGGCCGGCGTCCCGGCCTTGACATACCACCTCGAGCCGTCGGGGCCTTTCGCCTCCATCCGGCCGTAGCCCCATTTCAGGGTGAAGCCGAACACCTCCTTGAGGACCGGGGCGACGCGCTCGAATTGCTGGCAGGCGAGGGACAGCTCGGCGGCGGTGTTCACCACGGTCTGAGGTTTGCCGCGCTGGGTCGCGTACTCGGTCACCCACCAACCGAGGACCGCCTGGCCGAGGACGGTCTTGCCGTTCTGCCGCGCAACGCTGATGTAGCCGGACCTGTTCACCAGATCGCCGGCGTCGTCCAGCTCGAGGAGACCGTCGAGCGCGTAGGCCTGCCACGGGAGGAGCTCGACGCCCAGGTAGCGGCGCGCCCATTCGACCACCGCCGGACCGGCCGACCGAGATCCCGACCGTACCGTTTCCAATCGGGGAACAACCAAACCTTCCCGGGGACTTTCCCTGGGAATACCGCCGGTTCCGACCTTCGGGGATAGAGCCCCT